TCTTCGCCCTCGTCATCCATCATTTCGCCAGAACCCATATTCATCATGTTGAACTGGTCGGTCATGGCTTGACCCGTAAGGCCAGCAGTGCCACCTATTGATGCTGAAGTTAAGACATCTGGGTTAGTAAGAATGCTGCCAAGTGTTCCTCCAGCCGCTTCTGGAGCTAAACTAGATGTCAAATTTTGTGCTATTTGCTGACTAGCTTCGCTCCCACCTTGTGCCAATACGCTAGTGCCGATGGGCGGAGTTATATTTTGAGCGCCTTTTTGCGCCAACTCTGTCGTTAAATTTTTCAAGGCTTCTGAGCCAGCACCGCTCGCCGCAGTGCCAGCAGTCGTGCCAGCAGTCGTGCCAGCAGCAGTACCAGCGGTGCCCGCAGTACCAGCAGTGGCCCCAGAAAGACCGCTCATAAGATTTCCTGCAACACCGCCTAGCACACCACTTATCAAGCCAGCCTTTAAGCCTTCTTTGAGACTGCCGGTCTCTATAGTGGTGCCTAATCCTGTTCCAAGCGCACCAGCGCCTACGGCCCCTAATGTGCCCAATATGCCTGTTGTTGCAGCACCCCCAGCTAATGCTCCAGCTAAACCTAAAACAAGCGGTAAAAACGCCTCTGGCTGTCCTGTATCGGGGTTAATAGTTAGTTGGTTGCCGGGAACCATTTGGGCGAGCACATCGACTTCGCGGGGGTTCATATGCACCAGCATGGTGTCACCATACCGGCCCTTGCTTGCAAGCATTTCCGCTTGACCTTGCAGCGGTGCTCTTTGGCTAAAGTCTCTGTTCATACGAACCTCTTCGCGTTTAAACGTTATGTTATCTCAAGTAACGACACAAATATATCAAAGTAATTGGCTGTTCCTGCTGTCATTCGGAGCTTGTCTTTGCTTTCCAAAACAATTACTTCGCCATCCTTTAGGTATCCCTTTCGGGTTGCGGCGGCTATTGACCCTGTTTCAAACTCAAATGTCGCATCTGCACTACTGTCAAATACATGAACCGTAAGCGTTGCCGCACTTGATCCATCAGTATTTAACGCGCTTACAGTCTTCAGTATTGCCGTTGATCCCTGTGGACACTCGAACACATCAGTAATGCTTGTCCCTGTCAGGGTCGTAGCGACATTTTGATAGATAGAAGACATTACGACATGAACCAAGTCATGTTAGACGCTTCGCTCTCTACCTCATTCCTCGACGGCACTAAGCCCAATATTGTCCTGATCTGGCTTATCAACCTCTGAAAATACTCTTCGGAATACTCTTGCGGAGGTAACTCCAAAGGTTGCCTGAATTCTGCCCCACTAGATGTTGTGCTCATCTTCGACCATCCACCCTAACATCCAATCTTACATCACCTAAACGCCATCCATTATCTTCGTCAGTGCTTTCGATGCGAACTCGCATTTGCCTAGCCCTCGCTCTTACATTTGTCATAGCAAAGTCTGTCGTATTTGACACATCAACCGATGACTGTGTTGTTAATGTACCATCAGAGTTATTCCGTGACTTCAATGAGTATGTCAATGTTGGATTCGTTGATGTTCCTACAAACGAAAGATCTGGCAACAATCTGCGAACAAATGCAAATCGATCACCATCAGCTACATCAAAATCCGCAGTTTCTATAAACGCCGATAAGGGTTGTCCATCATCATTAAATCCAGTTTCATGCTCATATACATAGCCAGCATCATTAGATGTTTTAACCGCAACCGGCAACTCTGCCGATGCCCCAGCATCGTCCCATGAATCTCTTGCAAGCTCTGAAATACTCCAAGCCTGCTCAACATAATTGTAAACAACCATTTTGTCGCAAACCGTTGATCCAGTTGATGGATAAAACCAACCAACCTCGTTGTACCCGGTATTAGCAAATGCAGTAACCTGTTGTCCCTGCACATCATTAAGGTTGTCAAAAATAAATGCTCTAACTGTGCATGGCAGTACCTGTGCCACTCCGGTATAAACATAAAAATTATGTCTATCCATAAAATACATAACATTATTAGCAACTATTGCTGCATTAGGGCTTATCAAACTAACGCCATCTGTAATTAACGTTGCCCTAAATATAAATGGAGCGCCTACAAACTGAAGGCTATACAAAGCATTATCTGTCCATATAGCAGTTTCTTGCCTACCTCGAAGCGCACCAACAATGGTTGATCCAACTGAAAGCCTTAAATCACCAGCGGTATTTCTTGTTGACGGCCTCCAATCAAGAACATTTTCTTGGGCGCACCAGCGTATTTGCATTAAATCAATATTTGATTCACCAAAAGGATTACATCCAATAGCAAGAACATGGCGATCTTGTGTAGATACAACTATCTGAAGCGACTCAGATGGAGGGTCAATTGCTCCTACTATAGTAGAAAGCTCTTTAGCTCTTGTTGTTGGATTAGTAGCATCCCACAAATAAATACCACCTAATCGCGGATTCATTACAAGATCTTCACCAAAGTTGTCTAGTGACCATAACCGCAAGGTATTAGTAACGCTATCACCTACAGCGGTACCCCATGTGCCACTACTCCATGTTCCAGCGCCCCAACCACCGCCGGGAACTGCAACATCTTCACCTATGCTTATCTGAAATGCCGCTACAGTGCTACTGCCACCATTGCCTGAGTCTGATGCATTTGCAGTAACAGTCACGCCCGATGTGTCTTTAGCCGTTATGGTAAATGCATTAGAGCTAGATATTGCTAATATCTCATATTCTTGATTTAACACTTCTGCCGTAACATTTCCCCCTAATGATGCGGCACCACTAAAAGTAACAAAATCACCCTGAACAGCATTATGACCTGTTTCATTTACAGTAACGGTAGAACTTCCATTTGATGCTGAAAACGTTGCATCACCCGCGCTCGTTGTCGCGCGTATAGGTGTAACATCTACAAATGTTGTACCTTGTATAATGTACGTTTTCTTTGTAGTTCCAAGTGCAATGTACTTTGTGCCTGTTAATGAAACCCACTGCTTTATCTTTCGACACGTTCCAATAAATGATGATGTGTATTTCTTTACCCAGCCTCCCATTTTTTCGGGAAAACCAGATCGAAATCTTACAAAGTTAGCATCAAAAAATCGGCCCTCATTACTATACGCAGTGCCTTCTTTATAAATACCCGATTTAAAATTGAATCTTTGTAAACCCATAATGTTTAAACGCTCTATTTATTCGAACCATTTGATCTACTAGACCATGCTTGTGCGCCAAAAAACGCAGCCAGTATACCCGCAACAGATACAAAGTAGACTGCCGCCATGTCGCCTAAAATAGAAGCGGCTTGAGTCAATCCGAAAAGCTCTGATGCCACGACCAAACTAGGGTACAACAACATACCCCACAGCGCGAACCAACTCATAGCTCGTTGCGCGTCGGCCCGCTCATGGTACAACCGTAGTTCAAGCAACTCTTTGCTAGTTTCAATCTCTTCATCAGAAACTACGCCATCACCATCCGCATCGTATTCGGCGTATTCACTGTTTTCCTCTAATCGCTTTGCATTCATAACTATGGCCCAAACGCTTTAATAATTAAAAATATAATACCGATAGCTACGCCACCCCCAATGACGAAAGTTATCAGTCCGACCGAAATAGTATGGATTAACTTTTCACGCTCTTTACGCTTCCTGTTCAACATAGCTTGATGAGCCTTTCTATCTTTTTCTTGCTGCCAGATTGCTTCGTCATAGCTTTTTAGAAGCGCTGGGTCTGCGACTAATAGCAAATCCCTAAGATCTTTTTGATATCGCTCCTGCGACCTGCGAAGCATTTGTAGCTTCAAAATGTCGTTTTTGCTTAGAGGGCTGAATGTTGAAGACTTGCGGTCAACCTCAAATACGTTAAGCGCCTCGCCAAAATCGGACACCAAAGCCATTGCCTGATCGACATTGGCCTTACCTTCATTCACATTTTGAATGACCGTATTGATCTGCTGGAGCAACATGCCAGCGGCTGCAACAGATTCAATAATCATCGCTTACCCCATAAAAAACTGCGGCAATGCTGCCGCTGCAATCAATGCGTACAGTCCGTAGATAAGGTTTTCTAAGTGCTTAAACTTAGCAGAGCCTTCTGCAAGGCGCTCTTCGATACGTTGGTAGCGCAAGGCGCACTCTCGCTCATGGGCGTTGACTTCGTTCAATGCTTGTTCGCCTTTGTCGCTCATTTTTTCTTCTTGCTGGATAAGGTTTTTTCTAGCCTATCTGCTTGTCCTGCGTGTAGCTTAGACGCTTTGCGTAATTCAGCTATCATCTTTCGCTTTTGCGCCGTAGTCATTTCAGCCATCGAACAATCCTCTAAACGGTTATATTTATTCGTTGTGTAGGCGCAAGGGGCTGCGCTTCAATTTTATTGCCCTTTTGGGTATACAAAATAGGCATTATTGTCTCGACCGTTTCTTTAACGGGTTCGCCGTCTGCACCTGTTCGTAGACGTTCTTGCTTTTGTACTGCGACCTGCTTCCAACTGACTTGAGCAGTATTGCTAACTGACGCTATTTCCATCTTGCTGTCCCTCAACAGGAAAACAATTGATATTGGCAGCTACCGTCCTTCGTTCACCCTCACCTTGGAAGGGATAAACCATGTGCTGCATCCATGATGGGAACATGTATAAGCGCCCCACCTGCGGCCTTACTACGACGTTCTGCGTAGGTTTAAGCCGTTCTCTATCCCATGTACTGCTCTGCCCGTAGTTAAAGCAGAGACAGCCATCACTTTCGCCAGAGGCGTTATACAACCCGAACTCTTGCGATCCCGGTCTTGGCCCCTGCACTATCTGAGGCGGCACCTTAGTCCATGTCGTGCAGCTAATACCCATCACAGTTTTCGTGCCGTGATCGTGAATCGGGTTGTAGTCACCCTCGTAACTATGAACCGACCATAGCTCATCCATCTCGACGTTTCTGTTGCCATCCAGCACCTGACCAGATTGGCCCATAAACTGGTTAATATACGTCACGCCCATCTCGCACAAGAACCTAGAAAACGGTGCTAGCCTTGGATCTTCGTGATCCATTACTAGCTGCTCGCCTGTCTTGATCTGGCCCACCAGCGTATGCGCTGCGCTAACCCTGTCGTTTTGTGTGACTAGCTCATCAAGATAGTCGTTACACGAATCAACAAACTCTGTCGGGATGTCCAACTCCATCAGGAACACTGACGGCAGCGGGTGCATCTGAAACTGTATTTCAGCCATTTACGACTTCTTCAGTCTCTTCCTCGCCTTCTTCTACAGGCTCTTCGGGATCAACCATCTGGGCGTCAGCTTGTACCTTAATCTTCATCATCAAAGGCCATGTGCCTGACTTACTTGGCATGTCGCCAAGGATCGCTAGGATTGCATTGATCTCGTTTTCTTCTAGGCTAATTTGCACGGTCTATTTTTCCTTATGGTGTATATGCTTTTGCGGCTGCTACAGCAGAGTCAATGGCGGTGAAGTCTTCTGACCCCCAATCATCTATGGCTTTGCCGTACTCTAAGTATCCAGCACTACGCAAAACCTTCTCTTGCTTTTCTTCATTGGTCAGATCGTTGCCAAACTCATTGTCAGCATCTAGCACACTGGTGATGACGTTAGCGCCATCTAGCATGGCTTGATACATCTTCGCTTTTTCTTCGTCGGTACGGGCTACTGTTTCTTCAGACATGATGTCCTCCTTATGATTCGAGCGCGGCGACACGCGCTGTAAGTTCTTGGATTGCTTTAACAAGTACAGGGATTAGTGCAGCTTCACCAACTTCTTGTGACCCATCATCTCTTTCTGCCCACAGTCTGAAGCCGTCGGCTGCGCCAGAATCAGCGTCAATAGCAGCTTTAACTTCTTGTGCTATAAAACCGTGCTGGGTTTTATTCGACTTAAAAATTTCTGTTGAGTCTTGTTTGGTATCGTCTGGAGATACATAAGCTCTGAAAGTTTCTGGAAGCTCACCTAGCGTTTTGTAGTTAAAAGTTCTAGGGCGTAAAGCATTAATAAAAGACAATCCTAAAGTAGAGTCTGTTATGTCTTTCTTGTAACGCTCATCTGATACTGTGAGCCAAGTTGTACCACCATGAGCTAATCGACTGTCAGAAGTACCAAGGCCAATTGTGGTAAAATTTCCGGCTCCTGATACGTCAGCCCCAATGACATTTGCATTTGAGGTATCACTAGCGGTAGTGTCCGAAAATGATCCTATAAGGACATTATTACTACCCGTGCTCAAGTTTACGGCATGAGCACCGGCTGCAAAACCGATAATAATATTATCATTGCCTGTTGTTAGGTTATCAGCCGATTCGCAACCAATAAGCGTGTTTTGATTGCCTGTGGTAACAGAAAAACCTGCGTTCAACCCAACTGCTACGTTGTTAATATCAGCGTTGGTGGTGTTATTTTGATTAGTTAAAGCGTTTACGCCTATTGCTACTGATCGATCACCTTTCGTTTCAGTACTTAACGCGCCATACCCAACGGCAGTATTGAGGTCTCCCGTGGTCAACCTATACCCGGCCAAAGAGCCGACGAGTGTTTGGAGCCTTCCAGTGGTAATTGCATTACCTGCTATATACCCTACCGCCGTGTTGTGGGATTCCGTAGCGGTGGTAAAGTTTTGAAGGCTTAAAGCTCCATAGCCTACTGCTGTTGATTGACTGCCT